ATGTAGACATAAAAACCGATATCGACGGTTCGCCTACCGCTGTTATCTGGATAGTCTTCGTTCGAGACGATTGCGATATCCTCGACTAAAGCAGCGTCCTCAGAAGGGAGGTCACCCACGCGGACAAGTTGAACCAAATCGGTGAGATTTGGGTTCGTAGGATCCGCAACGGGAGTCGCGCTGGTAATACGTGCGCCCCGTAAAAAAGGACGATCTACAAGACAAGGTTGCTTGTTGGTGCTAGTCGAGGCCATGTGTGAGCTCTAAATTAGTGAGTGCGAATCACGCAGCCAGCTGCGCTTGGCTTTCAGAGGAAGAACGTTCATTGCGGGTAAACTTATCCTGAGTTTCCGCAAATAAACGATCAAGAATACGCTCTAAAGTGGTGTCTTGCTTCTGACCAAAGTAGTCAGAGAGAGCACGCGTGGCCATACCCATAGGCGCGGGCTCCATACCCTTAACACCTCGGATTACATTTCCGATACCCTCAGCAATAGAACCAATCCCGAGAGCTAACTCACCGAAAGATTGCCCAGGTTTAACAGGACTGGGTGCCATAACCTGACGCCCGTACTCAGGAAAACCACCTTGGAATTGACCGGAAAAATCAATCCCAAGATCTAACTTAGGAGCATTTGGCGAAAAAGCGCCAGCACCGAAAGGGGTGAGGTAGTTGTCAGCCATCGGACTCAGCGGTACATGTTGATGGGTGGCTGCCCGATATAAGCGGCAGACCGAGGGGCCATAAACTGACGAAGATCGGCACTTCCTTGGAATTGACCGGTAGGATCTTCCACGCCCATCTTCATCGAGCCTTCTACTAGTTTATTCACATTTGTACCGGCTTCAGACGTAATTTCAGTCTGTTTTACCACGGGCATTTGCTGACTAGGCATCGTGCGGCGCTGTTCCATCAGGCGATAGGCCAACACTGGGTTAGCTTTAGCCCATTGCTCGAAAGCAGCGTCGGTCTCAATACCGAAAGCAGTCGGAGCGCCCATACCTCGCAGAGCGGCGATCGAAGCTTCAGGTTGACCTGCCTTCGTAGCTGCAGCTCGTTCTACGGCGTACATACCACGAGCGCCAGACCCTAAGCGACCGGCACCTTGGGCTTGAGCGTTAGCAGCAGCTTGACGATAATTCGACTCACCGTCATTAGTGCGGATAACTACCTGACCTGCGCCCATCATGCCGGGCTGAGTCATACCACGCATCGCGGGCTCCATCGCCTCCGGAGCTGGGGGGTTAGCGGTGTTCGGAAGGTTCGGAGTTCCTAAAGGAGCAGGAATCTGAGCCGCAGGGTTGCCGCCGGTAACTGCGGGAATCTTGGCACCGACTTCAGGATTCGCCGTGGTTGGACCCATGGGAGATTCCGGACTGAGCTGACTCCGGACTAAACCAAGCATTGCTTGCTTTGATTCCTCTGCTGTCGGACCTTGATCTTGTCGCTCACTTTCGCCGGTCATATTAAGGAGTGCGCCGAGACCTCCCACACCGGCTAAACCAGCGGCAGCTTTATAAAGGTTGGAAAGATCAGCTTGACGGGTACCTCCAACAGCATTACGTGTACCCATGGCCGTTACAGCGTCGCCTCCCATGAGAGGGCGGCTAGCAAGAGAGGTTAAAGCAGACTCTTGATCGGGAGTCATTGCTCCACCACGGGTGATATCTTCTACCCGAACTCGTTCGATGATCGGGTCAGTAACCTCGCCACCGGAAGAACGAATTAAGGAGCCGGGAACTTCCCCGCCAGGACGAGATGAGCCGCCAGGGATGCCGCTCGCTCCACCTTTGGTCGCTAAAGAAGAACCCTGCCGAACTAAAGCACCAGGCTCGCCGTACTCCAGAGCGCGTAAGTAGTCGATGCCACGAGGGCCTACGAGGTTGTCAAAAATTTCAGCAGCAGGAATGCCATAGGCATCGCTGGCTTTATTGGAAATATCCAGGATCGACCGATAAGTGCCTGGGTCAGTCGACAAAAGTTGCTGAGCTGCCTGGGACTGAGGAACCCACGCTGGTACAGGTGCTTGAGGGGAGCTAGGGACTAACGCGCTTGAACGCCCCATAATTGTTGTGCCCGGAGTAGAAAGCGCCTCCCGAATTGGGAGCGGCATCTGGCCGGGTGCCTGAGGAAGACCGGGACCGCGACGAGGACCGACGGGAGTAACCTGAGGAGCTTGGGGATATTGAGCCTGACGAGGGATACTGCCTGCAGGAACTTCGCGAGGACCAGGAAGTTGTTTTTGGAATCGCCCCGTGGCGGGATTCGGAGGAACATTAATCCGGGGCTGAACCGGAACAGGGCCGCCCTTCTTAACAAAGGACTCGAAGAAGGCACGGACAACAGGCTCAAGTGTCTGTAACTCGCGCATTCCCTGGCGCCCAGCCCCGACTAAATCTCCTAAAAGCCCAGCCATTAGAGTGCTCTACTTTATGTGTATGTTAGCGCCAATTTGCGTAGAAAAACAGACGATCAGCTCGTGACACATCAGGAGGACCAGGAATAGCTTGGATGAATTCGCCCCCACTCCGTTCAAATCGATAACGAGCAGCAACAGGATCCCTATAGTTTGGCACATAGAGCATATGCGCTAACCTGTCGGTCTCGTATAGAAAATTCTCTCTCCAGATACGTGCAGTTTCTCGTTTGTCTTGAATGTTAATAGAACGGCTGACATCACCTAGAATAGTTTCTTGACGACTGGTTGCACGACCAGTAGCAAGCTCTGTTAATCTCTCAGCATCTGCACAGCGCTCTAGCTGCTCAACTATTTTGTCATAGTAGAACTCGCTGGGGATGCTATTACACGCTTCCATTAACCTGGCGTAATCGCCAGCGGGCACTGTAGCAATATTATAACCTAGGAAATACGCAGTACGACTAAAATTAAAATCATCAAGTCTGTACCCGAAAACTTGTGGACTGTTTCTAGTTAACTGATTTACTGCGGCGTAGATTACTTCTCTCTTAGTTGCATCGGTTGTATCGGGTTGAAATACAACACCCTGTTGAGCAAGATAACTTTGTAGTTGCTCCAACTCCTGCTGAGTGAACTGGGCCACGCGCTATACTCCTAGGACTTGCCTCAGTCTACGTGAATTCAAAATTTATAGATGTCAATCTAATTCGGGAATGGGTACAAATCGACGAAAGTATTCCTCAGAGATTACGGTGGATTAAAAGACCTTCGAACAGAGTAAAAGTAGGGGATCCTGTAGGTAACAAATGCAAACGAAAAAATTTGACATACTATGAGTTTTCTCTCCTTAATACAGCTTATTTAAACCATAGAGTTTATTACGCTCTTAAGACGAATAAAGATCCTGGGGATTTAGAAATAGACCATTCAGATCATGATTATGAAAATACTGGCAAGCTTAGATTAGCGACAAGATCACAACAAGCTGCGAACCAAAGACCTAGAGGACTAAAAAAATATAAAGGAGTACATCATGATAAACGAGATGGTAGATTCTACGCCCGAATTAGAGTTAATTACAAAAGAATAAGTCTAGGAGGCTATTTAACAGAAGAAGAAGCCGCTTTCGCATATAACGAGGCGGCCCTGAAATATTTCGGTGAGTTCGCTTATTTAAACGTTATTCAACATAAATCGAGTCATCAGCCAGAACTTCATCCCAATCAACCCGCTTAATCGAACGAAGTTGATCCAGTTTCGTAAAGCGCTCACCAGGAAGCGACTGCTTGAGTTCGTAAATCTCGGTTGCAGTCTTTAAACCAACTCCTTTAAGAATCTGGGTCAACATCTGAGGTGTGGCGTTGTTCAGATTAATCCGATTCAACGCCGGAACTTCCGAACGAACAATCTGCCTACCACGGCGCTGCTTAACGGGTTTTGCCCCCTCCTCAGGCTCTTTAACGGACTCAGTGAGCTGCTCTTTGTAAGCGAAAAATACCTTACCCGTCGTTTGAGACCGAACCATATGGTACTCACCATCGTCGTGAGTACTCAAGAGATCTACTTTGACACCGCTGGGTTTGTAGGTGTACTCCTTCATTTGAGTGGCAGTCATCATGTAGCCATAATCTAAGATAGTTTACCCAAGATAGACTGAAAAAAGCCAGTCGTACCTTCCAAATGCCGAACCCCACTAAATTTCGTTTAGCAGGACAGGCGATTCCTGTACTTAATACGTTATTGGATGCGGCGAACGTCGGATACGAATTGGTGAATCCAAATGAACCGCGTAGGGGACAGCGGTTACTAAACGCAGCTGTCGTAGGAGGCGGAAATGTAGGTGCAGGGGTTCTGACAATGGGTGCAGACGTTATTCCTCAGTTACTTGGAGCGTTTGGCGTTAAATCTCCTGTTCAGAACGTTAACCCTGACGCCCAACTACGACGCTTAGCCTACCGACTCGGCCAAGGCAAAGAAATCGGATTACACAACGAACAGCAAGACGCTGCTATCCGCCAACTAGCTCAAAAAGTACAACGAGAGCAGATGTTAAACCCAGAGGAAATTCGTTTGATTAAGCAGGCTTTCTCATCCGGAACGTACTGACAATAAAAAACCCCTCCCGAAGGAGGGGTCTCCACCCGAATCTGAAGTTTATCAGGCCGGAACGGTCGAAGTGAAGACACTGGACTCCACCACACCGCCAGGCTGAAGAGCCAGGTCGTCGCGCTTGGGAGCAGAGTCAGGCACGATCCAGCACACTTCGCACACAGCGAGTGCTTTGTCCTTGCCTTTCAGGCTGCCCACACCGGCACGGGGGTCGAAAGTACCCGAAGCCAGAGTCAGACCAGAAGCAACAACACCGCCGAGGTTGCGGGTGGCGAACAGCCTCCAAGTGGTCTCAGCCGCCAGAGCGGAGAGGTTGTTGGAGTTGATGATGTTCACCGAGGCATTGCTGCCGTTCTCGATGCGGCTGCTGGAACCGGTTACGGACACACCGAACTGACCCGACACAACGGTGCCATCGCTGCGGAGACCTTGGTTCATTGCGGGAACCAGGGTCAGCTGAGGAGTAGCGGAACCGCCACCCACACCGCTGCTGATCACATCGCCGCCGTCCACACGGAGAGAGGCACGATACACATAAGCGCCAGCAGGCACTTTGATACCGTCGGTGATATCCGAACGGATGTCCTTGTGGAAATCCGGAGAGGGGATGATCACATTGGCGCTGCTGAAGGCTTGATTAGAGCCGTTCAAACCGGAACCATAAGGCTGGGTGTAGTAGTCCAGCTGGTTGTTGGTGCCGAGGGCCTGGTAAGACAGGTCGACATAACCGATTGCCTGTTGGGCAATCCAACCGGGACGGAACACCACGCCGACAGGACCGCCAATAGGCTGACCAGTCAGGGTTTCGGAAGTGCCGTTTTCGTTGTTAAAAACAACGGACTTTTCTTCGTGCCAGTAACGAAGAACATTGGTGTAGTTACCAGGATAAATCTTGGCAACTTGGAGCTGGTTAGAGTTGATTGCCATCGTTAGTTACCTCCTCAAGCGTTAAAGGAGTACGCGATGGTGGCGAAGTCAGCGTTCAGGAGTTCGAAACCTGCGTACAGGCTCCAAATCATCATGATGAAACGGCTGAAGTCGTCATTGTTGTTCAGCAGCACCTGAGCGTTGTTGCCGCCGATACCGACGCCCACGCTCTGAGGACCGAAGAACATACCAATAGCGCTCTCGTAAGAAGCAGCGGTACCGCCGATGGTGGCACTCTGGTTCTGAGAAGGCATGTTGGTGGATTCGAAGAAGCGCACTCCTTCGAACACGAAGCCGGTGGGCATGATGGGCTCACCAGCCACGAAGGTGGCCTGACCGAAGCCCTGACCCATGTACAGCGCAGCGTTGGGCTGCATTGCGGACATGAGGGGGTTGATCTGACCGTTGCCAGGATAACGAGCGACCTCGCGGAAATCGCTGTTCTGACGCAGGTGCATCAGGAAGGTAGGATCGCAAACGCAGCGATAGAAACCGTCCTGATAGGTAGGAACGTTACGCTTACGCAGGCTCTTCACCACGCGCAGCAGGTCGTCCTTGACGTCGAACTTAGCTTGTTCGGCGTTGCTGTAGGTCAGAGAACCAACAGCGAGATCACCAGGGTAGTAGTAACCACCTTGGGTGTCAGAAGCCTGACCCTTAGAAACAGCTTTCAGGAGTTCGTTGATGAACACCCGGTCGCGCCAACGACGATAGTCGTCGAGCAGAGTCAGCGAACCAATCGACTGGTGGAAAGCGGTCAGGTTGCCGGTATCCAGCAGCAGACGCTGAGCGGTGATCAGGGTCTCACGAGCAATCTTGAAGGTGCTCGGTTGAGTGGGATCACTCGGGTCAGCAGGACCGGTGTACTCGCGAAGAGTCACGAGCACTTTGTCCTTCACGATGTTGCGGCTGTTAGCAGTACCGATGGTCTGCTCTGCAGTACGCTCACGTGACTCTTTGCTTCCCGGATTGCCCCAGAACCTGTAGCGGTCTAACTGCACAGTCTGGCCTGGCTGCTTGCTGAAGTCGTGAACGACCACAGGCTCTGCTGCCATCTCTACAACGTACGCGGGGTGCGGACGATAGAGCTCGGCGCCGAGAAGCTTCGGGAAATCATTATCGACAAACACTGTCGATATCTCCAGAAACTACAAAACAAGTTTAACCATAAATAGCGGTTAAACTACGAGAAAATGTCGCATTTTTAGCGTTAGATCGATTTTTGATTGCTGCTGTTGACAGAAGGACTGAACGTACGTACCAAATTACGTACACCCTCGGAACCTTGCAGGTAAATAGAGCCGTAATTAGATACATAACGAGCTGCACCGCCCCTGTAGATATACCTCAAAGCAGCCGACATCAAACCAGGCGCAGTAGAACGAACTGTCTCTGTATAAGTCTTACAATAAACAGGAGGATTGTAGACCCACTCAGCTCGATTAGCCGTACCTTGAGAACCGAGGCTGTTTGTTAGAAGACCGCCCTCATAACGACCGTGGGTGACTCCACCGCCGGTCTTACCCTGCGCAGCAGTATTCCCTTCCGGAGTGTTGTAAGGAGTGTAATCTTGGTTATCCGGAGCTGAACCTCCGAAATACGTGTACTTGCCAGCGTCTCTGATCCCAAATTCGGGACCAAGAGACGTCTGAACTTTAGCGTTAGCAATCGTAGTAACGCTTAACGCTCTGTAACCGTTATAAACACTCAGAACTCCACTGGCTTGGTAGTCGGAATCCTGAAAATCGGTCCAATAACCCGATACAGCAGGTGGGACTGATCGCCACGCTGTGGTTGAGTACACGCCAGAGGTCATCGGACCGGGCGCAACGATGCCTAAATCTGCGCCAATGTCCTGAATCCCAGAACTAAGAACGATAAAGCCCTCAGAAACAGGTCCGCTCTGAATTCTGTGTAATCCGGTGGCGTATTTGTAGTTGGAGAGAGGAATGTAGCCCACTTATTTACACCAACTACATGTATTGTAGCCTTATTCTGGCGTAACGGGAGCAATTTGGTTATTTAAAGTCTGGATATCGTTGCTGATCAGAGCCATATCGCGCTCATAAGCAGCTTTAAGTTCAGAAAGCTCTTTTTTCAGCGTTTCCAGCTCGTCAGCAGGAGAAATACGCTTGCGGCGACCAATCGGATTAGCCATTTGAGCTCTGTTTCTTACGTTTAATATACTCGGAAGCTTTTTTCTTCGCTTTGACGCGTTCGGGCAGCTTCCCTTTAGTTTTTTCCTCGTACTCCTTCACTTTTTCCTTGGAAATTTCGCCACGCTCCTGCATGGCATAAAATTTGCGCCTTTGACTTTCCGACTTGAAGGGCACAACTGTAAAAAACGCTAGTTCAATCGTAACGTACCGCTAGACAATAAAAAACCCCGCTCGCTCAAAGCGGGGTTTGTCCCCATCACCCCTGAGTTTAGGTCAGGCGTTGTCCAAGAACAAGAGTTTTGAGCGGAACGCTTCGGGACCCATGTTGGACAGGTAACGCCAAGCGTTTTCAGGGCTCTGGTTCATGACTTGGCTGAAGTTCTGCCACTGAGCATCAGCGTCGGGGGAGGGAGCACCGGCCACGGCGGAAGCGGGCACGGCGGGAACCTGATCGTACTGAGGGTTGTACTGTTGAGCAGGTTGCTGTTCGTCTACAGGATACACTTCAGTAAAGAAACGGTTGGTGTAATCAGCTAAGTGATCAGGATCCGTCAGGATAGCTTCCATAGCAGCCCCGCGATTGGAAACTTCCTCCAGCACTTGATGCTGCTGAATCAGCGCATCTTCGAGCGTGGTGGCGTACTGATTGAGGATGCCGGGAGCCTCAATGCCGAAGTGATTAACGACGGCGGATGTTTCGGGACTTAGGCTTGGAGCCTGTTGTTCCGTAGAAGTCGGATAGGAAGTTTGGGTCGTAGACCCGTTGTTGTAGTAGGTCGGCTGAGCCGTAGGGGCTTGGTAAGCCCACGGTTGGGCCTGTGAAAGCTGACTGAGTTGTTGAATATCCGCCGCCGTCAGTTGGGGTTGCGCTGACGGTGCTGTCTGGCTGGGCGACGGGGAGAGCCGGGACACGATCCGGTCCAAGCTGCCCAGCGCTGCTTCCCAAGGGTTGCTCGGGGAGGATACGGACAGAGACTGGTTGTACTGGCTGTTGGTAGAAGGGACCGTAGCCTGTTGTGCCGGCGATGGCGCTTGGGGCATAACTGCCGAAGGCACCGCCTGGGTACTGGCTACCCATTGCGGGTAAGCGGTTGAACCCTGGTCCGCCGCCGGGGCCGCCGCCTGAGGGGCTGCTACCGCCGGGGAGACCGGGCTCGGGATCGAAGCTGGGATCTGCTGGCTCATAGCTGCCCGAGTAAGTCAGTTCTTGCGCGAGGTGGTCAAACGTCCTATAAAGTAAGGGCGTTAGGTTTAGCCGAGGATCAGCCGCTAAAGGCTGATTAGGGGCTAACGGATGCGGGGCTTGTAGCATCTGGTTCAATAGTAGCAAGAATTGCGACATTGCGCCCTGCGTTTGTTGAATCATTCGGAAAGGAAAGCCCTTCAACATTTCCGAACGTTCCAGATCAGTTTTATCCGGGAACAAATACTTCAGAGCTTCGACACTATCTACGCCAAGCTCTTGCAAGTTCCGGACTACGATTGACTTTTGGTTGATATCGTACGCAGTGTCTTCGTACACATCACCCTGGAATCGATACGTTACCGCACGATCCCCATCAGGGGGAAGTCCAAAAACACCACGTGGGACTTTGTTATCGGCAAGTGCAGCTTGGATCGCTAGATCGACATTTTCTTCGTATTTTGTTAGCTTCGATTGGTACTTAAGCAGTGTCTCTTCAGTTTGTTCTTTAGGTTCTTTCGGCGGGGCTAAACCCATAACCGAAATAAAACTTTCGCGGAAAATTTGCTCCTGATGGTACAGGATCATTTCCAGCAAACGACAAAAACCGTAGGTCAGAAAACTCTTATTTTTACGAAGAGCAGTCGCTTGAGCGCGACCCATAAGCCCTTTAATTTCCGTCGCAGTGGCTCCGGCGCTGATTGATATTTCATCAACCCCACCCAGGGCTGTTCGAATCTCTTCTCGTAATAAAAGCGCATACCGGTTCATATCCCCGTTAACGGGGTCTGGTGTCATGTAGCCCACGCGGTCGGAGGGCTCTACGTTCGCGATAATCCGAGGGACACGAAGTCCGCCGAGACCAGACTGAGAACCAAAAGGTTCTGAAACACGTGTCGACGGCGAATCGATACCAGCGAAACCACTTTGACTGCTGATCGTGGGACGGAATGTCCGATCCGCATCCGAAGCTTCGACCAGATCACTGCGAGGACGCGAACTGATCAGTGTGGGGTTGCCAAAGAACTCAATGTTCTTAGCAATATTCTGCATCATCTGATCATGCAGAACAATTTGCTGCATGAAGGGCTCGAATTCGCCCTCGCCCTCTGTACCGCTGGCGTTCGGCTTGTTTAGAACCTCAACAGCCGGAATAAATCCGAGTGTATTCGGACGACTGTTTTTAGGTGTAATTAAAGATCCGGGCTCAAGTTCAAAACTGAGCTCACTATTAGCTTCATATTCTGTAATCTTGTCGTTAGTTATAGATATTCGAACATACCGTTTATTCTGTCCTTGCGTATCTGCAGGCAGACCGATAGCGCTGTTGCGAATCTTATAACTATAAATGATTACGACTTCTTCGATCTCACCGTTGATGTCGTGATAAACCCTGTACTGAGTTTTGTTGAAGAAGTAAATTTGATACTTTAATTTTGGATCCGGTCGAAAGTAAAAAAGCCCACAGCCGTCGATAAGAAAGTTACGAATAATCGAAGGAAACCGAATATCCAGACGGTTTAGCTGGATAAGATCCTCGACAAACTTTGTCCGAGCCTTATAGGTATCTTGCTCGCAGTAAAAAAACAGCCCTTTTTTCATCATCAGCAGCGTCATTTGCTGCAGATGACTAAGGACAACCATAGTCGCAGATTGTTTGCTGCGATCTTGAGTTCTAGAAGCTTCTAGAATCTCATTAAACCGCTGCCGTACGCTTAGGTTGTCCGCAGGCATCGACGTTTTCCTTTATAAGTCAGCGAGAACCGGCTTCCCGCTCCCTTGTACGCATCATACGAGCTTTCCGTGCTTTACGGACAGCTTCACGACGGACTTCATTACGCTCGGAACCCTCTTTTTCGCCCCCGCCTTGACGACCAGCGAAAGGCTTTTTGATCTGCTCCGTCATGAGATCAGCCATTGGGAAGTAGATACTCGCGTACTCTCTCTATTTTAAACAGCTCAGGCGGCAAAAGCTCATGCGGATAGGGCTCCAGAACATGATCTTTTCGTCCTAAGGGATCGTTACCACCGGCTTCAGCTTTGTAAGCGTCAAGATAATCCAGCATCTCCTGACTATACGCAGGAGCGTGAGCGTACGGAATATCGTCGTAGCAGTGAGAAAACGACGTAAGCTTACGCTTCATGCGGGCGGGATCTCCCATCCAAGAGAAATGCCAGCCGGAATCACAATCTCCGTAAACAAGATCGTTTGGATTTTGACGGATCTCTGAAAGTGTTTGACCTAGGTGCTCGTGCAGAACAACTGTTCCACAAGTCCAGTTTGTAGGGGGTTTAGATGTGTCGCGCTCTGGATCTACAACACGGAGATCAGCCCGTCCGTAGAACATAGGCATCGATAAACGGACGCAGCGCTCAGGGTCTTGTTTCGCCAAATCGACCGCAGCTAGAAGAGCCTCAGGTTTGGGGATCTCGTCGACGTCACTGAAGAAAAATACAGAATCAGGAGGGGTCATCCGCATACCCACGGCCAGAGCATCTCGCTGGGAGTACTCCCGAACCCATGGATTCGGCGCAATATCCGGAGGAGGTAGTTCGACGTGTAAAACCTGAATCTTCTCCTCCGGAAGACCTAAAGAACGGATCGTGTCGACACACGTAAAGTCCTTTTTATCCCCCTTAAACGTACGATCTGCGTCAGTGATAATAAAACCATCTACAACATCTTTCAGAATATTAATACGAAGCTCTAAGAGCTCTTTTTCGTCGAAATACAGAAAGCAGTCGAACAGCACAGCATCTCTGAAGCTGTCAGTATATTAACGCATACTCGGGGTAACGTTGCCATTCCCGGCGCGAACAACCATGG